CCTAGAACTATTTCGTCGTAGGGTCCTAACTCGCCATACCGCAACTCCCAGTTGGCGCACGCGTGATTTGCCTCATGGAATAACTTCCATGCAGCCTGATCAGCGGCATCTTTGTCTATTTCGTCTTGGAATTTTGACGGGATAGATCTGAGGAGGGAATAGGCGGCATACTGCCGATCTGTACATCCCACTGGAGGACTTGTCTCTCGATCCTCGAAAGAGAAGCCTTCAGGGAAGTTAAGACCAACATTGTTACACCTGAGATCGTGAAGGAGGACAGACCAAAGAGCAATAATACTACATTCAGCCATCTGAGGGATCCCTTAACTAAGGAGATTCTGGACTCACTCTGAACGAGCACTACAATGTGCCCGTAAGGACAGTGTCCGCGATACCCTGAGCAATTTGGGTAAGCAGACCGATGTGCGCCGAGAGCATTGCCTTTACGCTAACTGCGTCGTAGGTATCAGCACCGGCTGGCATCGTGAAGGACGACCTAATGGAGGCAATTTGGACTGGCTGATTTGCCAAGACATTGCACCCCTTTCGGGTCAGAACTTCAAACGTGTTCTTCGGGAAGGTACGAACTACTCCCGCGGAGTTCGGAGATCCTAAGGACTTGATCGACGAAGGCCGAAACATCGTTTGGGTGAACGGCGCGCTTAAAGAATGCGGCGTTACCCCAGTCTGAGTCCCACCGAGGGCTGAGACAGCGTATTGCTTGCTGCTCGCATTGGGCGGGGTATCAGCGACGATTGTATAGGTCGGGCTCGTCAAACCAGTGATAGCTGCCCCGGTAATCGGGGAAGACGGACTAAAAGCCATAATACACCTCGTAAGAGGAAGGAGTTAGATGATTCTCGCGGAGAAAAGAGCGAGAAGATTGACCCACTGCCATGGATTATTTGGCAAGTGTAGAACAAGTTCCGGGACCTTCAGGTCTGGGATAACGCGAGAGTAGTTCAGTCTCTCGCACTTAGAAGGGACACCCGATTCTGTGACGGTGGTGGTTAGTTTACCCAACTCGTCCAGTATTCGAGCCGTGTCTGCGCGATAGCTGACTTCAATACTTGTAGAAGTCCAGCGACTACAGCTCCTCCACGCTAAGTTGGCTGCAAGAGCCGAAACAGCGTTAAGTACCTGACCAATATTTGTGAAATAGTCAAGTACGAAGCTGTAAGGTAAGAGTTCCCAAACAGTGGGGAGAAACTCACCTAAACGGAACCCTGACAGTTCAGCAACACGCTGAGCCGAAAGAGTATCGAGTCCACTGAACCGATGGACGACTTGACCTTTAAAACGGACCTTATCTCGCATAGCCTCTTTCGAGGTTTTGAAAATATAGCAAAATAAGGGCCAAGGGTCAAAGACTGTCGACGTAGTTCCACCAAAATCGTCCTGGGATTGACCCGAGACAAACGAGGTGTACACTTTATCCTGCAGCGCTTTATAGGCTTCTGCAGCATCCTTGATACTAGCCATGAGTGGTATCCACCCATAGCAATATTCAAGCCACGAGTTAGCAAGAATGTGATTAACATTCTTGATATCTTGACGACTCCACCTCGAGCGACGATGGCGACGGGCACGTTGAATGAATGTGCTGAAACCGTCACGAAGTGCCGAGGCGGGGGACCGCAACATTTTTAGGGTCTCCTTTAATTCACCAAGGAAGACCATGCCCTTAAAGGGGGACATAGCCGAATTGATGTCTGTCAAGAAGTTCCCTAAGGCAGTGTTGTAAGCCTTAGATGAGGTAACTACGTTCGCAGGAAGTCGAATGTAGGAATAATCATGAGACTCTCCATAATAGT